CCTCCCGGGTCGGCATGGTTTCCGGGACGTCGGCCGGGACAACCTCGGGGGCCGGGGGCTGTTCATCCGGGCCGATCACTGTTCCCGGGAGGTCGGCACCCTTCGGGGCCTCCGGCTGGTTGACCGGAATCAGGTCGTTGAGATCCACAGGATTGACCGCATAGGTCCCGGTCTTGTCCGGGGCCGCGTCGTAAACGTCCCGGACCTCCTCCGCAGTCTGGAGCCCCATCGCAATCTCGGGGGCGATGGTGCGCACAAACCAGGCCGCCGCACGATACCGGAGCATCTGTTCAGGCATGGTCTGCCATTTCGAGCCGGGCTTCTGGAACCAGCCTTCCTTTTTCGCCAGTGCGATGGTGACGAGCGGGCCGACCAAAAACTCGCCCGTGGAAAGCTCCGTTGCCGTGGCCCTGCACCCCCAATCATCCCGCCCCTCGACCCCGGTGAAGTCGTAGCGGATGGAGGAGAATCGGCCGCACTTATTGAACGTGGCGATGAGGAACTGTGCGGACCAAGACGGCGTGCCGTGGACTACATAGAGCGACTGCATCACCATCATGGGATCGGCCCCCATTCTGGAGGCCATGTTCAGAGCAATCACACAGTTCGGGAGGTTCCCCTGGTATGCCTTCGGGACCAGAGAAGAGGCCGCAAAGCATTTCGCAATGCGCTGGGCGAGTTCAAAAGACTGGCTATCCGTCAAGCCGACGCTGATAGGGCTTTGTGTTGTAGCCGTAGGCACGAGTTGATTTTCCATGGTCTATCTCCTCTTGGCCCAGGCGGGCCGGGTGATGGTTTCGATTCGGGGAGAGTACGCAGGCCACTCGTTCCGGGCCAGGCAGTCCTTGAGGCGGAAAAGGTCGTTCTGGTAGGCCTCCCGGCCGTCCTCGACATCGACATCCGCCAGCTGGTAGCAGGCCACGGCGTAGGGGGCCTTTTTCTCCACGGCGATGAAGGCAAAGGCCGTCACCCTCTCCCCTATGGCCTGTTCGATCCCGTCCGAGTAGAAGGCGGCCTGAACGTGATAGCGGAAGTTCTCGATAGACCGGGAGAACTCCGCCTCGGAGGCGTCCTCGGTCGTCTTCAGGTCCACCAGAATGACACCCCGCTCGGTCCGGATCAGCTTGTCCGGGCGACACCGGCAAAGTAGCCCGGTTGCCGGGTCGATCCAGTAGGCCGAGTGCTCGACGAACCCGGGCCCCAGGAGCCAGGACGCGGCCGGGTGTGCGTAGACGGAAGCCCTCATGCCCTCCAGGGTGTCGAGCTCCTCCTGGGTCACGATCTCCTTTCCCTCGGCCTCGACCTGGGCCTTGAAGGCCTTCCACTCCTTCGTGTTCTTGTTCAGGTCAGGGCCCACGACCACGTTCAGCTTGTGGGGCTCCAGAACGGCCAGGTGGGCCAGGGAGCCGAACCGCTGGGCCGCGGTCGGGGCCTTCTTCGGAGCCGTCCGGGCGTACTGGTAGTGGGCCGGGGACTTCGCAATCTGGTCCAGTTGGGACTTCGAGACGCCGGCTCCGTTGTGGTATTGATCAATGGGTAGGTCTGGAATAAGACCGGCCCCGACAAGGGAGCCAGCGTCTTGCAAGTTCAGCATGGGCGAACCTCCTTTTGTTTCTGGCCGGGGGTGCAATCCCCGGCCTTTTTTCTTTCGGTGGAGAAGAAGTGCCGGGCCAGTTTGTAGCTCGGGATTTCGATGACGCGGGTCTTCCCGGGAAGCCCTACGGCCTCCCGGAACCGCTCCCAAAGGGTCGGTGTCATGCGGCGCGCTCCTTCGCCCGGGCCAGGGCGTCCAGTTCATCCTGAACCCGGCCGAGCTCGTCGACCAGGGCCGTGAACTTCTCCCCCTTGAGCGTCCGGTCCCAAATCTGGCCGAACTGCGTCGGGGTGGCACACTCCAGCACCCGGAGCCGCTTGACGGCCTTCAGGCACTCCTCGTAATTCTCGTCCCTGTCCTGTTTCATGTCCTCCTCAAGGGACTTGAACAGGGCTTCCAGCAGGCCCTCGGGGGCCTTTTCTTCAGACATCCGAACCTTGATAGTGGGCATGGCTACTGCTCCATTTTGTTTTCTGGGATTTCGATGGGGAGCCGGGACGCGTGGCTATCCAGCTCGGCCGCCGTTTCGTCCCCTGGGCATGGCTATGGTTGAGGCCCCCAGGAAGGGGGCCGGGATTACGACCTGGCCCGCTGAACCGCGGCCGGGTAAAGGTCGTGGCCCTCAAAGAGAACCGTCCGTGACGTAGTGCTTCATGAATCGGATCATCTCATGTCCTCCGGGAGCAGGGCCACGCGGTCCCGCTCCAGCCGGTTGAACTCATCACAAAAAGCCTGGGCCGCTTTCTTCGTCTTGAAAGGGTGGAGCCCCTTCACCCAACATCCATCGCCAGACACCTGGGCGAAGAACTTGCCGCCCTTTTTCACCACGATTGCCGCTTGCATTCGGACCCTCCAAAAGAGAAGGGGCCTTTCGGCCCCCGCTGTTATCGAACTTCGTTTTCCGCCCGCCTTTTCAGAAGCCCCTCGATTTGGGCCTCCCGGTCAGGGTGGAACACCCTTCAGGTAGAAGGTGTGGCCGTTGTTGATCAACTGAACTACGAACTTCGTTTCCATCTCGATCCTCCGGGTTGTTTGTGAGTTTGTTCGAGCCCCGAAGGGCTCTTGTAAATCACGATCTTGGCTTGCTGTTGTATCCAGGGGTCCCCGTACCCACGGTCCGCCTGGAGTGGTTTCTGCCGGGTCGCTTCGGGGTCTAGTTCCCGCCTCGGCTGTTCTTGTTCTCGTTTGTCAAAGACCCGCTCTCTTCGATTTCAGAATTATCCACTTGGAAAAAAACTTGCAACACTTTTTTTCCGGTTGGATAAAAAAAGGGCAAAAAAAATTCGCCCACCGGAAAAAACCGAAGGGCGATTTATTTGACCAATACCAAAGGGGTCGAAATCTGCGGTGCACCTCCCCCTCGCGGGGGCTCCTCTTTTTCCCTAGCCAGGACCTGACTAGACCGACCTCCTACCAACCGCAGGCCACGCGCACGCGTCACCGGCCCGCGCGACCGTAGATGCCTCACCTTTCGCCGCCGCCAGGATATGGGCCATGTGCTTCGAGTCGAGCGACAACTCAAGGCAGGCCCTGGCAACATCCAAGGCGACACGGTTCCGGAACTCCTCTTCGTTCACTCCGCCAGGGGGTCCAGCCGCATCGGAGACAGCAACGGACCCTGGGCGCAGGAGCCGGAACCCGAGCCTGTCCAACATATCCCCGATGGACGTGAGATAGGTCGTCCGCTCCCCTCTCAAATAGCGGTTCGTCTGTGTCGCGGCCTGCCCCAAGTATTCGGACATCTGGTTGGCGTTCTTGAACCGTCGACCAGGGCCGACCAGGCCCCGCAGTCCTTCCGTAAAATCGTCCACGAATCCCATTCTGTCCATATACCCCTCGCTTTGTCCGTTTGCCTATAACCAACTGGAAAAAAGGGGATGGACTTTTTCTGTCCAATTGGATAGAAACCCCTCCAGAGGTGAAGACCATGAACATCAAAGCAGAACTCGAAAAGGTCCTCGAAAGGACAGGCTGGAGCCCCTCCAGACTCGCCCGTGAAGCCGACATCACCCCATCGATGGTGTCCAAGCTCCTCCTGGGTCAGCGGAAGGGCATGCACATGAAAACCTTCCTGAAGCTCCAGCCCTTTTTCCTCGGGGAGCTCCCCAGGGAGCAGGAGGCCGCCGATGGCTCTCGATGAAAGCATCACCTTCAAGTGCTCCCCCCGAGTTCAAGGCCTGGCTCCAGAAAGAGGCCTTCGAGCAGGACCGGAGCGCATCGGACATCATCAGGGCCTGCCTGATCCTGGCCATGCCCCAGGTGTGGAACATCCGCGGCCTGGACCGGCTTGAGCTCGAAGATATTCGAAGGTGAGGGAAGGGCAAGAAGACAAAGGTGGGACAAAAAGAAAACCCCCGGCTCGGGGTCAAATCGAGGCCAGGGGTTCAAAAACAAACAACGAGGTCAAATTAAGCGATGCACAGGGGCTATGTCAAGGTTTGGAGAAAACTGGAGGACTCCGGGATCTTACAAGATCAAGGGGCGTGCCAGTTTTTTTTATGGGCCATGTTCAAAGCAACCCACAAACAACGAAAACAGATCATCGGTAATCAAGTCGTTCACCTTCGCGCAGGGCAGTTCATTTCCGGCAGAAACGTAGCAGCAACAGAGCTTGGAATCTCACCAAGCAAGTTTGCCCGGACGCTAGAAAAAATGAAAATGCTCGAATTTGTGGACACCAAACCGAACAACAAATTTACCATTATTACCATTGTAAATTGGGACACTTACCAATCTGAACAGGCGCAGAGTGGACAGCAAACCGGACAGCAAACGGACAGCAAACGGACAGCAAGTGAACAACAAACGGACACAAACAAGAAAGATAAGAAAGTTAAGAATGAAAGAATAAAGGCAGAAGAGAATATTCCGCACGGCAAGGCCGATGCGGGTCACTCCCCTGCAGATGAGCCTTTTTACCTGACCAAGAAAAAGCGCAAGCTCCAGGGTAAACGCCTGGACGCCTTCAACCGCTTTTGGGCCGCGTTTGCCTACCCCAAGGGCAAGGCCGAAGCCGCAGACGCATGGCTGGATATCCCAACCCTGACCGACTCCCTCGTCGAAACAATAGTGGCCGCCGCAGAGGCCGAGGCTGCAGGCCGCGCAGACCTCGTAGCTGGCGGACACACGCCCAAGTGGGCGCAGGGATGGATCACCGGCCGGAGATGGGAAGACGAACCCGCCGCAAAGATCATCGGACCAAAGACCATCGAGCAGCAACTCGCGGAGCTTGAAGAGTACCGCAGAACCAAAGGGGTGACGCAATGAAAGAGCATGAAATTCTGCACGCGGTGAACCAGCTTGCCACCTTTTTCAACGCCACCAAGGCCCCAGGCCCTGCCGTCATCGACTCCTGGGCTCCCAAGCTGGCCACGATCCCGTCGGAGGCCATCGGTTTCATTTTGAACAAGATCCAAGACGAGTGCGACTCCATCCCCCGGAACCTTCCGAAGGCCTTCCGGGACCTGTACCGCCAATGGAGGGCCTCCAACCCGCAAAAGGAAACCGAGCGGGAAGGGTGCCGGGATTGTGAGAAGGGAATGCTCTTTCTGGAACGCGTCAGGCAGGACGGGACCGTCGAGACGGGGTCTTGTTTTTGCGCGGCCTGCACTCCAGGCGACCCTGGCCGGGTCGGCAAGGCCTACTTGTCCGACATGGAAGCCCGCGGATGGAGATCCACAAAGGCGAGGACCATAGGACCTGGCTTCGGGGACGTCACAGAGCTTCGAGGTAGGCTATCCCGTGCCAGGAAGCAGTGGGACCGGCCAGACGCCGAGCGTAGGGACTATTACGAAGAGAATCAGGAGGCCGAACTGGCATGGTGAACCCGCCCCGCCCCATCTGCCTGGACGAGCCGTGCACGGCCTGGGAGCCCCGCCGCGGGGGATACTGCGGCCACCAGATCGTCAACGGGCCCGACTCCTGCCTATACTACGACCCAGAAAGAGAACAGCAACGCCTAGAGCGCATCAAGCGCAAGGCCATGGAGGGAAAGAAATGACCGCCACGACATACCAGTTCGACCCCGTCCGCTGGGCCAGGTCCATGCAGGGCCGCTTCCGCCTCCCGGACGGCCGGGACCCGTTCTCGCTCATCGTTCAGGACCTGCAGGACAAGCAAGCCACCATCGACCGCCTGGAAAGGGAGGTCATGCACCTTTTGGACGAGCAGGGGGCCTGATGAACAACCTAGCCGAAATCATCGAATACTGGAAACCGCGCCTCGGGCTCCACTCCTGGGAGATCACCGTCGAGGCCGTCCCCAGGCACAAGCAACAGCGGTGCGCGGAAACTTTTATCCGTCCGCAGATGGAGCGGGCAAGCATCACTGTCTGGCAAGAGGAAGACAGGGAAGGCGAGGACGATCCCGTCGAACTCGACCTCCTCCATGAGCTTGTTCACGTGCGCCTATGGGCCATCGACCCGTATGATGCCCAGGGCGTAGTGAATAACTGTAGGGAGGTCGCCATCGACTGGCTGGCCCGGGCGCTTTATGTGGCGAGACATGGAAAGACACCGTGGGTGAGTCCGTTTGAGGGAGGTGGGGAATGCGAGTCCTAGTGGCCTGCGAGTTCAGCGGCACGGTGCGCGATGCTTTCGCAAAACGTGGGCATGACGCGTGGTCCTGCGACATCCTGCCGAGTGAGGCTGGTGGTCAGCACATACAGGGCGATGCGCTCGAAGTCCTTGGCGACGGCTGGGACATGGCAATCATGCACCCGCCCTGCACCCACTTGGCCGTAAGCGGTTCGCGGTGGTTTCCACTCAAGCAGGACGAGCAGCGCGAAGCCCTTGATTTCGTCCGTGCGCTCATGGCTGCGCCGATACCGCGCATAGCCATCGAGAACCCTGTGAGCATCATTTCGAGCCACATCCGCAGGCCGGACCAGATCATCCAGCCGTGGCAATTCGGGCACGGCGAGATGAAGACGACATGCCTTTGGCTGAAGAACTTGCCGAGGCTGAAACCGACGAACATCGTTGAAGGCCGTGAACAACGTGTTTGGAAGATGCCGCCGAGCGAAAACAGGTGGGCAGAGCGGAGCAGGACGTTTTACGGGATTGCCGACGCTATGGCTGAACAATGGGGGAAATTGCCAGCGATGAGAGACACGGGGTTTATGAGGTTGTGCGTATGACCGAGCACGAAGAACAAGTCGCCCTCATGCGCTTGGTGGAGATGCACAAAGGCCGGTGGCCGGAACTGGGGATGCTGTACGCGGTACCGAATGGGTCAGAGCGAAACGTCATCGTCGGGCGCAAGCTCAAGGCGGAGGGCGTGAAAAAAGGCGTCCCGGATTTATGTCTGCCAGTGCCGAGGGGCGGCTTCCACGGCCTCTACATCGAGATGAAGCGCCAGAAGAAAAGTCAGATCAGCCCCGAACAAGTAGCATGGCTCAAGGCGCTACAGGGGCAGGGTTATCGAGCAGAGATGTGTCTAGGGGCAGCGGCGGCTTGGGAAGTCATTCAAGAATACATGCGAGGATAGCCAAAATTCAGTCGACGTTGGCGCGTGAGAGGTTTTAGGCGGGAATGTGGGCAACGAGTCGGATGATGGTTTTAAACGCGGGAGAAGCGAAATATGAGCGAAAAAACGGTATTCGAGCAGGCCGTGGACAAGTGGGGGCCGGAGGGCCAGGCCGATGAGTGACCCCCGCCGGGAGCAGGCCCTCGAAAGGCTCATCGAGTCAGAGTTCAAGCGGCAGGCCTCCAAGGTCCTCGTCGAGTCAACGCCCGGGGGCGGAATCCGCCTCCTCTTCGGGCGCGGCCCCGTCCTTTTCGAGTCATCCCTCCCCAGGGAGGAGGCCATCGCCTTTTCGCAGGACCTCATCCGAGCCATCGCCGCAGGCGAACCGACCTGGGAGGGCTTCGACTGATGGGTGCGCAGTCCATCACCTGGGCAGAGCTCCTCGAAACCATCGGACCCGAGGCGGCCCAAGCCCTCGGGGAGCGTTACGGCGGCGTGTCAAAGTACATCCCGAGCGACTACACCCGGGGCGACCTCCTCCCCCTCCTGGGCATCTACGCGGCCACGGCCATGTCGGCCAGGTACGGCGGTTCGACGCTCATGATCCCCAACGCCGTGAAGAAGCGGAAGCCCGTCAAGGCACGGATCCTCCAGCTGATCGCCGCGGGCTGGTCAACCCGCCGCGTCGCCCTGGAATGCCAGGTCACGGAAAGGTGGGTGGACATGGTCTGTAGGGAGGCCTCGCGCCGTCAGACCGTCCGCACCCTTCCCATTCGTCGCCCATGAAGTGCTTCGGGGTAAACACCCCACAAGGGCTGCGCCATGGCGTGAAAAAAAGAACCGCTCAAGGGGAACAATGTGGAAGGGACTGCACTCGAAATGATCGGAATCAGCGTGACCATAGGCCTGGCAGGGGCCGGTGTCATTGGTGGCCTGCTCGTTTGGAGCCTGAAGAGAAACATCAGCGCCATGGACAAAAAGCTCGACGAGCTCGCGGACGAGGTTGCGAAGCTCCGGGCCGAGAACTCAACCCTCCGGGAAAAGGCCGTCACGGACGACGAGTGCATGTCCTGCCGCAAGGAGTGCCGCGAAGGGTTCACGGCGTGGATGGCCCGTCTTGAGGCCAAGATGGACAACCTGCTTTTGATCGGGGCCAACGTGAACAACGGCCTCGGAGGCGTCAGGGCATGAACTACACCCAAGTCGAGGAAGACCTGATTCGGGACGAGGGGGTCAAGCTCCGGGTCTACAAATGCACTGCCGGCCACCCGACAATCGGGGTCGGCCACAAACTTTCAGAGCGCGAGATCCTGACCGGGCTCTCCGAGATCTCCCTGGAACAGGCCGGGGACCTCCTCCACCAAGACATCGGGACCGCCCTGAACGCCTGCTACCGGATCTTCGGCCGGGAGCGGTTCGACTCCTTTTCCGAGCCCAGGCAAAGGGCCCTGGTGAATATGGCGTTCCAGCTGGGCCTGAAGGGCCTCCTGGGGTTCGGGAACATGGTCAAGGCCATCGCCGCAGGGGACTGGAGGCGGGCCCATGCAGAGGCCCTGGACTCCAAATGGGCCAGGCAGGACTCACCGGCCAGGGCAAGGCGCGTGGCCTTCACCCTCCTGGCCGAGGTCGACGAAAAAACCATGAGGCGGACGGCATGAGAATCGAGTTCAGGACCGAGCCAGAATACAGCGACCTTCCGGACGGCAGAACACGCCGCCTGCTCAACGACGTTGTGGTCCTCATCGACGGTCAGCCCCTCGTCATTCCGGCCGGGTTCCTGACGGACGGGGCCAGCGTGCCCAGGGGCCTCTGGAATATCTTTCCGCCCTTCGGGCCCTACAACAAGGCCTCCCTGCTCCACGACTACCTCTACGAAACCGGCCGCATGAACCGGGCCAGGCTCACGCGCGGGCAGGCCGACGAGACCTTCCTGGCCGCCATGGTCGCACTGGACGTTCCGGCCTGGCAACGGCGCGCCATGTATGCAGGGGTCAGGGTCGGGGCCTGGAGGGCCTGGGGGTGCTACCGGGACGCAGACATATACCGCGAAGCATGGGGGATTGAACGATGACCAAGAAGACCAAGGCCGTCATTGCGGCCGCCTGCGGAACCGCTATTGTCGTAGCCGCCATCGCGGCAGGCTACACCCCCGAGGAAGTCGGGACGCTCATCCGGGCCGTCGTGGCGTGTCTCGTCGGGGTGATATGAGCCTCACTCCGGCACAAGAAGCCTTTGCCCAGCTTGTTGCGGCTGGGAAAAGCCAGGCCGAGGCTTACAGGACGGCTTATCCGAAGGCCGCCGCATGGAAGCCGGAAACCGTCTGGAACCGAGCCAGCGCCCTCATGCGTGAGGATGAGGTTCTTGCTAGGGTCGAGCAGATCCGCGCAGAACTAGCAGAGCGTGGCCTCTGGAGCCGTGAGCAGTCCGCAAGGGCGCTCATCGAGATTGTTCAGGCTGGTGGACGTGACAGCGACCGAATCAAGGCCGTTTGCGAGTTGAACAAGATGCACGGCTACCACGAGCCGGAAAAGCACGAGCACAGCGGTCCTGGCAGTGAACCGCTCCGGGTGGTGTATGTCAGCGCTCGCGGGAAATGATCTGGCCCTCCCGGACTGGATGGAGGATTATGATACACGCGCAAGATACAAGGTTGCATACGGAGGCCGCGGGTCTTCGAAGTCGTGGTCTTTTGCTCGGAGGCTACTGCTAGACGTGGCGTTAAGCTCATCGTCTTTGCGTGTTCTTTGTGCCCGCGAGTTGCAGGTGTCTATCCGTGATTCCGTGCACAGGCTCCTGTGTGACCAGATTGATGCGATGGGCCTGCGTTATCGCTTTGATACAGGCGAATCGTACATCAGGTGCTCGAACGGCTCCGAGTTCTTATTCAAGGGCCTCCGGCACAACGCCGGCGAGATCAAGAGCATGGAGAACATTTCCATCTGCTGGGTCGAAGAGGCTCAGGCCGTTTCTGAGGACTCATGGACTCTGCTGATCCCCACCATCCGCGCCCCGGGCTCCGAAATCTGGGTCACGTTCAACCCGGATCAGGAGACAGACCCAACCTACCGGCGCTTCGTGACGTCCCCGCCGCCTGGTGCCATCGTCCGCAAGGTCAACTGGCACGACAACCCATGGTTCCCTCCCGAGCTTGAGGCCGAGCGCCGCCACATGCTCGAAACTGATCTAGATGCCTACAACTGGGTCTGGGAAGGCGAGTGCCGAAAGGCCAGTGACGCCCAGGTCCTGAAAGGCAAGTGGGTCGTTGAGCCCTTCGCGCCCGGGCCTGATTGGGATGGCCCGTACTTCGGTTGCGACTGGGGGTTCTCCTCCGACCCTTCCGCCCTGGTGCGCCTCTTCATCCACGACTGGACGCTCTACATCGAGCACGAGGCCTACGGCGTCGGCGTAGAGATCGACCACCTGCCGGCCATGTTCGACTTGGTGCCAGGTTCCCGAGAGCGGTTGATCCGGGCAGACTCGGCCAGGCCCGAAACAATCAGCTTCATGCGTCGCCAGGGTTTCAAGATGATCGGTGCCGAGAAATACAAGGGGAGCGTCGAGGAGGGTGTGGAGTTCTTGCGGAGCTTCAAACGGATCGTGATCCACCCGCGGTGCAAGCACGCCGCTGAAGAGGCCAAGCTCTGGAGTTACAAGACGGACCGCCTGACCGGCGATGTCCTGCCGGTGCTCGTGGACGCGCACAACCATTGCTGGGATGGCGTCAGGTATGCGCTTGAGCCGGCCATCAAGGCAAAAACTCGGGGCGACATCGGCCCCCTCACCATGCAGGTCGCAGGCCTATGATGACACCCAAGAAAGAGCGCAAGCTGTTGGACAGCACCGCAACGGCCATCCAAAAGCAGGCCCAGGCCGCCCTGGATCAGGTGATGGCCCTCATCGCAAAAAAGATCCCGCCCCGGGACGCCCTCCAGCAGGTCACGAAGACCTTCAAGGGGGCCTACACCAAGGAGCTTGCCGCCGCCTTCTCCGAGATCCTCCAGGCCTCCGTGGGCGAGAAGTCCGTCCTGGGCATGCACATCGGCGGCGTGTCCCTGTCCCAACGCTTCTACCGGGAAACGCAGGCCATCAACGCCACCGTCCTGAACCTCATCAACTCGCATTCGAAGGGCTTCGACCAGGCCCGCGACCTGACCCTGAAGATCTTCGAGGGCTACGGCTTCAAGGCCCAGGAGGTCCTCAAGCTCCACCCCGGAAACAAGGCTCTGCCCAAGTACCTGCGGGACGAGCTCCTCATCGACCCTGGCGTCCAGGGAGAGCTCGCAAGGCACTTCGCCCGGGCGCAGGCCCTCCGCCTCAAGACCCCAGGCCTGAAGGCCGCATATCTCGAGTATCTGGACGCCATCGAGACCGGGGCCGGGATGGACTTCCTCGAAAAGAAGCTCCAGGGGGCCTATTACGAGAAAATGCGCTATTTTGCGAACCGCATCGCCCAGACCGAGCTCCACCGGGCCTACGCCCTGACTAACGCGCGGGAGCTCCTCAAGGACACAGATGTCGAATGGGTCCAGTACCGCATGAGCAGGACGCACCCGCAAATGGACATCTGCGACCTGTACGCGAAGCGGGACCTCTACGGGAAGGGGCCCGGGGTTTACCCCGTGGGCAAGTGCCCGCTGGCCCCGATCCATCCCCATTGCCGGTGCGTCGTGGCCCCGCGCCTGGACATCCACGAAACCGCCAAGGGGGCCAGGCGGAAGCCAAACGCAGACCGGGACTTCCTGGCGGGCCTCTCCGACCGCCACGCGGCCATGGTGATGGGCTCCAGGGCCAAGGCCGACCTTGTCCTCGGGGGGCTCGACGCGACGGACGTTTTCAACGCCGGGACAGATCCGCTTTATCAGGTCCGCCCGCTGGCGGAGGCCGTCAAAAAGCACGGCATGGTGGTGCCGAAGCCGTCCAAGCCGAAGGCCGCGCCAAGGCCCGCGCCGGCCGCACCCAAGCCAGCGGCCGCACCGTCTCCGGCAGTCCAGTATTGGGACCCGAAAACGGACGCCGGGATATGGCACGAAGCATCGTTCCGGGATGCCCCGGCCTGGGTGAAGGAAGCGATCCAAAAGGCAGGACGGCCGGGCGGCGGGGTGATAAAGGGGTCTGTCAAGGACGGGGCCTTCTACTCCCCGATGCCCGACCAGATTTGCATGGCGCAAATGAACCCTACGGACGGGCTCCGGGAGGTCGGGACCTGGCGGCATGAATACGGCCACTACGTTGACGACTTCCTGGGGAGGAAGGCAAACGTCTCATACACACAGGGCCAAAAAATCAGCTCGCAGGCGGAGTTCACCGCGGCTATGGCCGAAGACGCACGGACAATCAAGGCGTCGAGCTTGACAAGCATGACCGCCCTAGACGCCGCCGGGAAAACGGCCCTCGCATACAAGGATTACCTTAACGCCGCAGACAAGGACGCCTGGCTCCGGGCCTTGACGGACAGGATCGGCCTTGATCTGGAGGCAACGAAGAAAAGCATCAAGAGCCACCTCGGCTCGGTAGAGCTAAACTGGACGGCGCACATCGAGGAGCGCATGGTCAAAATGATCATCTCCCTGGAACAAAGGGACGCTGCCGGGCTGATTTCTTGGTTCTCCGGCGGGAGCTACGCGAACATGGAGGCTACCTTCAACAAGGGCATGCTTGGCAAGGTCGCGGACCTCTTCGGGGCGGCTACCGACAACGCCGTCGGGTGGGGCCATTCAGACACCTACTACAAACAAAGGGCAGGATGGGGCCAGCAATCAGAGGCCTGGGCCAACGTGTTTGCGCTGGAGGGGTCAGGCGACCCGTTTTTCCAGAAAATACTCGAAACCTTTGCCCCGAACATGCTTCGGGCAACCAGGGAGATTTGCAAATGACGTACACGCAAGATGAGCGCGGCCAGATCGCGGAGAAGTACCGCACCATGTTCGGGAAGTACCCGCCGATCTTGTTCGAGCTCGATCAGAATACAGTGATTGGACTCGCGGAAAAAGCCATCAAGCGGGGGGCGGCCATCAACGACAAGGACATGGAGGAGGCTTTCAAGGCGCACGGGGTCAGCCCGGAGCGATCTTACTAGCCAACAAAAAAGGCCCCCGAACTTGGGGGCCTTCCTTTTTCCCGGCCTGGAGTGTTCCGCTACCAATTTGGCCGGGGAAATATCAGCCTTCCACCACGGCTCTGACGGCCATGAGCTTGTATGTGTCGATCCGGTCCTCATCGAGGAGGGTTTCCTCGTACTCTCCGCCCAGGGCGGCCAGGACCTCGATGATGGAGTCCTCCAGGTCGAAAAGTTCCGCGTAGAGCTTCTCCAGGCGCACCCGGCCCGCGTCGTCGGGCTCCTCGTCAAACTCCTCGATGGGCTTCCCGAAATAGATCAGGACCTCGACCTGGCGGAAGCCGATCACGTCCCCGTGGCGCACCGTCGTGGGCACGATCCGGACCATCGGATAGTCCGCCGCCGTCATCCCCTTCTCGATGCCGATTTTCGAGGTCTGAATCCCCGGGATCAGGGCCAGCTGGTCCCGGAGCTCTTCGAGCTTTGTCATAATGGCCATGGGCTCACCCTCTCAAGATCGGGACGGAGAAGACCGCCGCCGGGTTCCCGTCATCATCCGGGGTGGCCGCCCTGGCCTGGCCCAGGAGGGAATCAAACTCGCCGCGGTAGTGTTTCAGCTTGGCCCCGAACAGGTCGTCGGGGGAGGCCTGGCACTCCAGGCAGGCGATGACGTAAGTGCGGGCCGTGGCCAGCTTGTCCCGCCAGGCCTCGGCAAACGTGCCCAGGGCATCGACGTCGGCATAGGCCCGGGTTTCCCTCGCCTCGGTGCAGTGCTTCGCCAGGTAGGCGTCGTAGAACGTATTGACGGTGGGCATCAGGTCACTCCTTCCAGTGCCGTTTCAGGATTTCAGCGAACCGGGCAATGGCCTTGTCGGCCGCCGCGTCCAGGTAGTGGTCGCCCTTATAGCCCGGGTGGTGGACAATCTTGGAGAAGATAAAGCCCCCGCGGCCAGCCCAGCGGAGGGACTTCTTGCCCTTGGGCCGGATCTCATGGGGCCTGGTCCCGAACAACACAAAGGCGGCATGTGGAGCCCGCCCCGTGTCGTGGCCGACCGCGCGGCCTGTTTTGGTCTGCCGGTTGAAGACGCTTTGGAACAGGGCCCCGGTCTTCGTGTGCGCGTCCGCGCCGGCCTGGGTTTCGTCATAGACCACCTGGGCCAGGTCCCGCACAACCGGGCCGACAAACTTCTCGTCGATCTGGAACTCCTTCGATCCCACGCTCCGGACGGTGATCTTGATCATTACTCCTCTGCGCCGTCATTGGCGCCGTTGTTTTCTTCTCCGAGGTCAGGGTCCACGACCTCCTTTTCAATCTCGTCGATCTCCGCGTTGATCTCGTCCAGCCGGTCCTGGGCCAGGCCGCCGAACTGGATAGAGACAATCCGCTTCATCTGCTCGGCAAGTGCCTTCCGGGGCATCCCGCCCGTCTGCATCTGCTGGAGGATGGACATCTCCTCCTGAATATCCGCCAGCATGTACGAGCCTTTGTAGCCCGCCTCGGGCTTGGCCGCCTGGCGGAACCACTTGGCCGTGAGAGTCCAGGCCCGGGCCTCAAGGTCCGCCAGGCGGCCCGCGAATTCGGACAGAGTCGCGTTCAAGGCCTGGTAGCGGTATTTCATGGAGATGCCCGACTCCTGGCCCTGGGGCATCACCACCTGCATGGAGATTTCCGCGATCTTCGCCTCGAGCTTGGCTATCCGCTCCAGATAGATCTTCGCGGGCCCCTCGGGGGGCGCGATGAACTCCGGCATCGTCCCGTTATGCACCAGCATATTGTGGGTGCCGATGGTCTCCGCGATCTTCCCGACAGTCTCTTTGAACTGGTGGGACTGCTCGGGCGGGACATGGTACGTCAGGAGGGAAAACGTCTGGCTCCGGAGGATCTCATCGAGCTCCGAGTGGAGATTGTAGAGCCGCTTGGAGAGATCCGCGATGGTCGAGAAGGGGCCGAAGCACGGGAACGTGCCGTGCTCGGTGAAGATCAGGACCGGGCACTCGCCCAGGGAGAAGGACCCACTGGACAGGACCCCGCCGCCATTGACCCCGACCGCCTGCCAGGTCTTGCGCGTGAAGGTCCAGACGCACTCGACCGTCTTCCCGTCATGCAGGGTTCGGCCCGTAAAGGACACGGACTCGAACTTCCCATCATCACCCAGGACATGCTCGGTCACCCGCTCCGGCGAGATAGCCCGGAACCTGGGAAAGAGTCGCCGCGTCAGCTGGTCGGCCTGGTTGGCCGCGGCTTCTGTCGGGCCGTCCACCAGCAGGAGCATGGACCCAAAGGCCTTCGCCTGCTTGGCGAACTCATGGAAAAAGCCGTCAACCGGCGTCCCCATCCCGTCAACGTCCTTCGCCATGGCCTCGTATGCGGCTGTAGGAAACTTCCGATCCGGAGGGCTCAAGGCCAGGTGTCCCGCAAACCGGCTGGCCGCTGGCAGGAGGTCGTTGACGTACCACGCGACCTCAAGCCGCCGGTCGTACTTGTCCTGACTCTCCCGGGGATACCGGAGCAGGTAGGATTCCGTTGTATTCGTGGAGTCGAATCCTCCGGACCCGTCCAGGGCATGCCGAATGAATTGGAAGCGCGCTTGGTAGTTCATACCGTCGCAATATCCGCCCCCCTGCCACTCATCACCACGAAGCACTTCGGGGTGGGCCTTCCCGCTCCTCCAGATATTCGGGCCCCATCATCAACTTTTTAGTGGGGCGACATCATGGACATCACGAAACTGAAAGGGAAGCAGCTCGACGACGCGACGTTTGAAGAGCTCTCCAAGTACGTCACGGACCTGGCCGAGGCGCGGGACGCGGCCCGGAAAGAGTCCATCGACGGGCGCAAGGCAAAGGACGCGACCATCAAGGACCTGAAGGCGTGGCAGGAAAAGGCCGTCGAAAAACTCGGGCTGGAGTCCCCCGAGGGCATCGAGGACCTGAACATCCAGGGCCAGGCCGAGGCCGCGAAGCAGTTCGAGGCCAAGGTCCGCAAGCTCGAAAGGGATCTGGAGGCGGCAACAAAAGAGCGGGACGCCCTTTTCGCCAAGAACCGGGACGCCACGAAAGAGGCTATCCTTTCCAAGGCCCTTGGGGCGCATGAGTTTGTCGACCGTGATGTCGTCGAGGCCTTCATTTCCGCCCGCCTGGAGTGGGACGGGGATGAGCTCAACTACAAAGGCGAGGGGGGCAAGATCCTGTCCGTGACGGACGGGGTGGCCGAGCTCGTCAAGACCAAGCCGAGCCTGTTGAAGGTTCCCGGAGATACCGGCGCAGGAGTCCCGAACAACGGGACCGGCGGCCCCGGGGCCAAGCCCGAACTCGGAGGCAATCGCCAGGAGCGCGTTGCCGCCATCAAAAACCGTTTCCCCAACCTTCCCGAAAAATAGGAGCCTGAACCATGTCTCTTACGCAGATGCAGGTTTTCAACGAGTACATCATGCCCGCCACCATCGAGACGCTTGCCGTCATGGTGGACAAATTCAACGCCGCCAGCAACGGCGCGATCCGCCTGACCACCGAGGGCTTTGACGGCGATTTTCTTCAGGAATCTTTCTTCCAGGCCATCCACTCGGCCCAGCGTCGCGTGGACCGTTACGCGGCCAACGGTGCGGCGGCCGCAACCAACCTGGCCGAGCTCAAGAAGTCCGGTGTGAAGGTGGCCGGTGGCTTCGGCCCGATCCTGTTCGAGCCCGCCCAGTTGAGCTGGCTCCAGCGTCCGACCGCCCAAGGCATCGAGGTCGCCAGCCGGAACTTTGCCGAGGCCCTGCTGAAGGATCAGCTTTTCACGGCCATCGCCGCCCTAGTCGCCGCCATCGAGAACCAGACCGACGCCAAAAACGACGTTTCCGGAACCCTGGGCCTCTCCTACGTCGCCCTGAACGGCGCCCACGCCAAGTTCGGTGACGCCTCCGGCCTCATCATTTGCAACGTGATGACCGGCGAGGTCTACCACAAGATGATCGGCATCAACCTGGCCAACGCCACGAACCTGTTCCAGGCCGGAAACGTCACCGTCGTGGACATCCTGGGCAAGCCCTCCGTGGTCGTTGACGCCCCGGCCCTCTACGCGACCGGCACTCCCAACACTCCCAACAAGCAAAAGGTCCTGGGCCTGGTCTCCGGCGCGGCCACCGTCTTCGACGGCAAGGACATCATCACCAACGTGCAGACCTCCAACGGCAAGGAGCGCATCGAAACCACGATGCAGGTCGACTACACCTTCGGGTTGGCCCTCAAGGGCTACACCTGGGACGAAACCAACGGCGGCAAGAGCCCGACCGATGCCGAGATCGCTACCGGGACCAACTGGGACAAGGTGGCGACCTCCATCAAGCATACGGCCGGCGTCATCGCCATCGGAGATGCCTCCAAGTAACCAACCCGGGCCGGGGATGACCTCCTCGGCCCTTCCTGAATGAGGACCGGACCATGGAAAAGACCGACGAAAAGATCATCTACGAGCCGCACCCCGTGACCCCCGAGCGCAAGGCCGAGCTTCGCGCCAAGGGCTTCAAGATCATCGACGCTCGTTTCGCCCCCAAGGGCTACAAATACCCCGAGGCCGAAAAGCCCAAGGGGCAGGGCAAGGACACCAAGCCCAAGGAGTAAGGCACTATGGGACAGGCAAGAGGATATAAGGGCCGCCTGGTGGTCGATTTCGAGACCGCCTACGGCCAGAACCCCGGAGTGCCGGCCGCCAAAGTGCTGCCGATCAACTCCTACGATGTCGGCATCGACCGGCCCATGAAGCAGGCGCAGACCCTCACCGGCAACCGCAACCCGGTTCAGCCGTTTGCAGGGTTCACCAAGCTGGAAGGCTCCGCCGTGGTCCCCCTGGACCTCATCGCCTTCGGCTGGTGGCTCAAGGGCATGTTCGGGGATCCGACCACCACGGGCACGGGACCCTACACCCACGTTTTCAAGGTCGGGGACACACAGCCGTCGATGGTGGCCGAAAAGAAGTACGATTTCATGTCCAGCCAGAAGTACGTCAGGCAGAACGGGATCAAGATCTCGACCCTGGGCCTGAAGTTCGGCGGGGACGATGAGCTCATCGCAAATCTTGGCATCATCGGCGCAACCGAGCAGGCCCCGAGCGGGACACCCTACCAGGCCAGCCCGACGACCGTGGCCTTCAACCGGGTCAGCAACTTCGAGGCGGCCATCACGGAAGGGGGCTCGGCCATCGCAACGGTCACGGAGGCCGAGATCAACGTGGACTTTGGCCTGGATGCCGAGAACTTCGTCATCGGCGGCGGGGGGGTCCTGGGAGATCTCCCCGAGGGCATCGCTGGCGTGTCCGGGTCCATCACGGCCCTGTTCGACTCCGACGCCCTTCTGACCAAGGCCCTCAACTCCACGGAGTCCTCCCTGGCCATCACCCTGACCAAGGCCACGCACTCCCTGAAGTTCGAGGTTCCGGAGCTCCTTTACTCGCCCAAGTCGCCGGGCATCACCGGCCCCAAGGGCGTGAAAATCACGCTCCCCTTCCAGGGCTACTACAACGACGCGGCGGGAGCCTCGGCCTTTATCGCCACGCTCATCAACGCGCAGGCGTCTTACGCATAACCATCACCCTCGGGCGGTGGCGGGCAGGGGGGCGGAAGTCGCTCCCCGCCCCCTTCGCCCGATCACCAAAGGAGCGACACCATGGGCATGAACATCACTCTCCCGGAATCCGGCATCGAGATCGAGGTCAAGTCCTTCACGCGCAAGCAGATGAAGGAGCTTCGTGAGGACGCCAAGAAGATGACCCTCGACGACTATTGGGAGCATGTCATCAAGAAGTCCGGAGCAGATTTCACCATCGACGACGACACCCCCGGGGCCGACATCGCGTATCTGGCGAAGTCCATTCTGGCCTACACCTCCGGGGGGCCCGACTCGATAAAAAACTGATCGAGGTCTGGCAGTGGCACGACGAGGGGCCGAGCTACTGCAAGACCTGCGTGGATGTCGCCAGGCAGAAAAATGAGCCCCTCAACTGCCGCAAGTGCGAGGCCAGATGCCCGGATCTCAACCCCGAAAACGTCCCCGTCTGGATCTTGTGGCAAGCAGCGGCCACCCAGTGGAGGACAGGGCCGTGCGGGGCCATCGGCCTGGACTACCTGGCCGCCTTCAAGGTGGCGAAGATCATAGGGGTGGAGATGCACCCGGCCAACCTGATGCGACTCCAGGCCCTCGAAAGGGCCGAACTCGCAAGGGTCAGAAGAAACCGAGAGGAAGCAAAGCGTGAATCTGAACCGCAAGATCCAAGTCGACATTGACGCAACCGGGGCCAAGTCCGGGGCCAGGACCGCAACCGAGGCCCTGCGCGAGGTCGATGCCCAGGCCAGGAAGACCGGCGGCGGGCTGGATGTGCTGGGCCAGGGCGGAGGAAAGGCGGCGGAGTCAATGTCACTTGCCGGAACAGCCGCAAAGGCCTTTGGTGGCGTCCTGGCGGGCATTTCCGTTGCAGCCTTTGCGAGGTCGATCTTTGACGCCGGGGTGGCCATGGACTCCATGGAGCGGTCGTTCGTGGCCATCACGGGCAACAGCACCGCCGCGTCCGCTGAGATGTTCTTCCTTCGGGATGAGGCTGACCGCCTCGGCCAGAGCTTCTACGACCTGGCGCCGCAATTTAAGCAGATCGCGGCATCGGCCAGAGGAACCGCCCTTGAAGGCGAGCAGACGCGGAAAATCTTTTCCGCCATCACCGAGGCGTCAACCGCCCTCGGGTTGTCTTCAGACGAAACGAGCGGGGCTTTGAACGCCCTTTCCCAGATGATTTCGAAGGGGACCGTGCAGGCCGAAGAACTCCGCGGACAACTTGGTGAACGCCTTCCGGGCGCGTTCCAGCTTGCGGCCCAGGCCATGGGCGTTTCGACGCAGGAACTCGGCAAGATGTTGGAGCAGGGGCAGGTTTTAGCAACGGACCTTCTCCCGAAGCTGGCCGACGAACTCCACAAGCTCTACGGGGAGGCCGCCGAAACTGCGGGCCTGGAGAGCGCACAGGCGGCCATCAATCGCCTGTCCCAGGAGTGGACCGAGTTCAAAACGAACTTGTTCGACGGCAAGGCCTTTGTGGCCGCCATCGGATACATCCGGGACCTGATCGCGGCCGCCAACTCGTTTCTTTCCGGCCCGAGCATGGCCGAGAGGATCAAGAACGCGGAGGCCGTGCGGGACTCATACCGGGAGATGCGCGACAACCAGGCCCCGGACTCGGGGGCATGGAGGCAGTTCGAGAAGGACTACCAGGCCGCCCACAAGCATGTTTTGGAGCTCCGCAGAGAGTTCACTTTGCTGAACGAGGACCAGTACCGCAACGCGCAGTTGTCTGTTGGCACCGCCGCGAAGGCCTCCGAGCAAAAAACCGAGATCGCCAAGACCGAAAGGGACCGCCTCCAGAAGATCCTCGACGACGAGCTCCTTTCCGACCGCCAAAAGCTGGACCGCCAGCTGGAGCAGATGCGGGCCGCCGGGTTCGCCGCGGTCGAGATCGAGCAGTTCAAGGCCAAGCGCATTGCCGAGATCAACGAGAAGGCCGCCCAGGCCGCTGAAACCGCCGCCAGGAAGGCCGAGGCCGCCAAGGAAAAGGCCCTCAAGGACGCCCAGGAGCGGAACGCCCTCAAGCCGTACCAGATCACGGCCCTGGAGCAGATGAACGCCGGGGATATGTTCTTCGGCAAGGCCGCCGCCGACAAGCGGGGCCTGGATCTCCTCAACGACGTTTACGAGCGGAACGACGAACTCCTGACCGAGTTTGCGGACAAGCACCGGGAGGTGGTCCAGGGAGAAACCGCCTTCAAGCTGGAGCAGATCGACCTGCAGGCCCAGGCCTACCGCCGCGCAGGGGCCGACGAGGTCGCCGTCGAGCAGTGGGCCAAGGCAGAGAAGTTGGCAGTTTCCCGGGACTGGCAGGATGGCGCGACACGGGCGCTACAGTCCTACGCCGACGAGGCAGGTAATGCCGCCAAGAACGTCGAAGACGTGATGACCATGGCCTTCACGGGTCTGGAAGACGTGGTTGTCGAGTTCGTCAAAACCGGCAAGCTGGAGTTCGCGGACCTCGTGACGAGCATCAACGCTGAGATAGCGCGGCTGGCGTTTCGAGGGTTGGCATCCGGTGCATACGAGTGGATGGGTGGGTTGCTTTCCGCTGGCATATCTGCGTTCAGCGGCGGCACGGTCTCGTCTGCTGCTGGCAGTGCTGGCGTGGCAGGCACATTGTCGAGCATGTTTTCCCGCAACGCCAAGGGCGGCGTGTACGACTCCCCCGGCCTTTCGGCCTACTCCGGGGGTGTCTACAGTAGCCCGCAGTTTTTCGCCTTCGCCAAGGGCGCGGGCGTGTTCGGAGAGGCCGGACCGGAAGCGATCATGCCATTGAAGCGCGGCCCTGACGGAACGCTTGGCGTCCAGGCTGGTGGCGGCAACTCTGAGATGACGGCACTGCTCCGCGAGATCGCTGCAGGCATCAAGGCCCAGCGCGGCACCAAGGTCGTCAACGCCATCGGCAAGGGGGCCATCGCCAATGAACTGAGCGGCTCCGAGGGCGAACAGGTCATTTTCAACCACATCCGGCGCAACCCGTCAGCGGTGCGGCGCATGCTGGGGCTGTGATGAGTTATTTCGTCTGGCCCTGGCGCCCCCTTGTCGGGATGACCGAGTCCCTGGAATGGCTGACGGACATCATCGAGGCCCATGACGGCACCGAGCAGCGCATCAGGGTGCGCCAGGAGCCGCGCCAGAGCTTTGATGCGTCGATCATGCTCGATGACCATGGCGAGCTCTCCAAACTCCGCGTGGCCATCGCCGCGTGGCAGCATCGTCTCTGGGGCTGGCCGTGCTGGCATGAGGCCGTGGAGCTCGGCGCAACTCTCGCGCCTGACTCAGCGTCCATCCCTGTCGACACCGCGGCGGCAGACTTCAGGGCCGGGGGGCTTGCCATCGTGCACACGTCGCCATCTCTCTATGAAGTCGCGGAGGTCGAAACCGTGAGCGCAGGCTCGCTGTCATTGGCTACGCCGACGACCATGGAGCACCCCGCAGGCGCGTCTGTGATGCCGCTGCGCATGGCTAGGATGGCCAGCAAGGCCCGGCGCGACGATCACGCCACGGAGTTGTCGAAATACTCGGTCACGATGCAGGTCACGGACAACACCGAACTGACGACCGAGGCGGCCGCCATGCAGTATCTCGGCTATGACGTGCTGTCCGATCCGCTCCTGATGCCCGGAGAGGCCATGCCGCGTCAAATCGACCGGCCTCTCGACATTCTCGATCCTGGCCCGGGAGCATGGGCCACGTTCGCGCGGACGGGCTACCCAGGAGTGACCACGGAGCACAAGTGGCGTGTCAAGACGCGGGCGCAGGCATGGGCTTTCCGTCGATGGCTGCACCGTCGCGCCGGGCGACTCAACCCCGTGTGGATTCCGTCCCGCACGCATGATCTGGCCCTGGCCGTCCAGCCGACACCAGCAGCAACGACGCTCCAGATCAAAGACGTGAACTACCGCAACGTGGGTTTGAACGTCCCCGGCATGACGCACATCGCGGCGTTCTCGGCAAATGGCTCGTTCGTCTGCAGGCAGATCACCGCCGCCACTGCAGGCAGCGCAGGGCGTGAAAATCTGACGATCAACGCGGCTCTGGGCTTCACGGACGTGGCCCGAATTTCCTTCCTTTGCCTGCACAGGTTCGCCGCCGACCGCATATCCATGACATGGGACCGTGTCGGCGTGGCGACATGTAGAGCGTCCATGACGGGGGTTGCGGCATGAGCACATACTCCGATCTCGAATCCTCCATCCATGGTGGATGTCCCGTCGAGCTTTTTCGGTTCGTCCACGGCGGCCAAGTCTGGACATACTCCAGCGGCCCAGAGATCGTTTACAACGGCGAAACATATGCCGCGTTTCCGATTGGGCGCGACGATATGCAGCAGACAAAGGAATTGCACAAGTCGCCCCTGGAAGTGCTGATCCCCAGGACGAGCGAACTTTCCCTGCTCTACCTGGCCGGGAACCCCGAGCACATCATCACCGTGACCGTGTTCCGGCTTCACGTCGGGGCCAGTGATGGCCCTGTCGTCTATTGGAAGGGGCGCATCGTGTCGTGTGACTGGCCCGACCCGGCGACGGCGAGCCTCAAGTGCGAGAGCGTGTTCACGTCGCTCAAGCGGCCTGGCCTCCGCGCACGGTATCAGCGCATGTGTCGCCACGCCCTCTACTCGCAGCAATGCGGGGTGGACAAGGCGGCCTATGCCGTGCCTGGGTCAGTCTCAGCGGTCAATGCGGCGCGCACCGTGATCACAATCCCGGAGGCGGCAGCGCACCCCAACGGGTATTTCCTGGGCGGATTCTTGGCCCTGGCTGACGGCACCATGCGCTTCATCTCTGCGCATTCCGGGTCATCCATAACCTTGGCGAGCCCGGCCCCGGTCCTGGCTCAGTATGTGGGGGCGACGGGCTACGGCAAGAGCTACGGACTGTGGTACGGCGGCGCGGACCTGATGCTCTATCCAGGCTGCGGCCGCAACCGCGAAACGTGCCAGGGTCGGTTTGGTAATATTTTGAACTTCGGCGGCTGGCCCTGGATTCCGTCCCGCAACCCCTTTGACGGCAGGAGCCTTGTGTAATGTGGGTCCAACTCGCACTATTTGTCGCCTCCCTGGTCATCTCCTACCTGACCAGGCCCAAAGTCAAATTCGACTCGCCCAAGCCTGGGGAAATCGAGGCCAGGGCCACGGCGTCGGCAGGCGGGGAAATCCCGGTCCTGTTCGGTAGCAGGGAAATCACGGGCCAGAACATTGTCTGGTGGGGCGATACCAAGACCGTGGCGATCAAAAAGAAAGGCGGCAAGAAATGAGCGAAGTCAAATTCACGATGCGCCATATTCGACAATGCAAAATGTGCTCTCGCGGAGCGCGTGCGTGGTTTGAGCGCCACGGCCTGGACTGGTCCGAGTTTTTACGCGTTGGCCTGCCCGTAGAGGTCCTGGAGCAAACAGGCGATGCCATGGCGATGCAGGTAGCCGCAGCAGCAAGAGCGGAGCAGGAGTAGCGCATGGGCGGCAGTAGCAAGAGGGTCACGGTCGGCTACAAATACTATGTCGGGATGCACATGGCGTTGTGCCATGGGCCGGTGGACAAACTCGTGCGCATCATGGTCGGCGGGAAAAAAGCCTGGGTCGGAAACAACACCGGCGGGCCGCTGACCATCGACAAGCCGGACCTGTTCGGCGGCGAGAAAAGAGAGGGGGGTGTGTGTGGGTATATCGACATCGAGATGGGTGAGCCTGACCAGGCGCAGAATAGCTATCTCGCATCGAAGCTCGGGTCGGCTTTGCTACCTGCGTTTCGCGGCGTCATGTGCGCCGTCCTGCGACAGGTCTATATCGGGATGAATCCATACCTTAAAGACTGGGGCTGGCTCACGCAACGAATTCATAAAAGCACAGGAGGCGCAGAGCAGTGGTATGATGCCAAGGCTGAGATTGGGGCATATTTTGTCGATGACTCGCAAACAGACGTAATCGACCTGGAATATAAAGAGATAGTCCCTGTCAATTCGTCTTGGAAATATATCACAGTCGACCAGCTGGACAACGAACTGCATTTCGATGATATATATTTTCCTGGGTGGGCTCCTTTTGCAAACACTTTGCCACACCCAATGGTTTCTGCCCCATTCCTAAACGATCCTGTACCAGTTCTTTGGACGGAAATTCCTGTTTTGTCAACACTGTGGGTTAAAAGATCAATAACTGTTACAGACAAGAGGCCTGTCAATATAGTTATACGAGCAGACAACACAGCAACTTTATGGATTCTAAATGAACAAATAGTATTAACTCCTTCGGGAATTGGTCTTTACACGGCGTCTTTTGTACCACCGTATAAAAGTTTTGATGTATTCATAAGGGTTGTCGAAACATCGCCGTCAGAAACAAACAATTACAAATATTTTGATGCATATATATTTCAAGACGCTGTTTACGACGTAAATTGTTCGTATTTTTGGGGCGACTTTGCAGACATGAACCCGGCTCACATTGTCCGCGAATGCCTAACGGACACGCACTGGGGCATGGGCTATCCAGAATCAGACATGGGCGATTCGTTCGTCGATGCAGCCGACAAATTGCTTTCCGAGCAAATGGGTATTTCACTCATATGGAACCAACAGACTAGCATTGATGATTTTGTCGAGGACATTCTGCGTCATATTGATGCCGCTCTTTATGTTGATCGCACTACTGGCAAGTTTGAGATCAAACTGATCCGAGACGACTATGACGAGTCTTCGCTGCTCGTGCTAGATCAGTCGAATATCAGCCACGTGGATGGATACACGAAGCAGACGTTGGCCGAACTCGTCAACGAGATCACCGTCACGTATGACTCGAATGAGACTGGCCAGACAGAGACTGTCACGCTGCAAAATCTGGCGATGATCCAGCAACAAGGCGCCATAATCCCTGCAGCGGTGGAGTATCCAGGCTTCGCCAATCAGCGCACAGCAGCACGGGTAGCGGCCCGCGACTTGAGGGCTATGAGCACGCCGCTGGTCACGGCTACGATTTACGCAAATCGGGAGGCATCTGGGCTTAATGTTGGGTCTGTCTTCCGGTGGAATTGGGTTGAGGAAGACGACGAAGGGGGAAATGGAATTGCGACTTCTTATGTCATGCGCGTCACCGAGATTGCCTACGGTGACGGTGTGGAGAATGTTGTCCGCATCCAGTGCGCGCAGGACGTTTTTGCCCTCCCCGACATCACATACGTTGAGGCCGATCCAACAGTCTGGGAGGACCCGTCAGCTGCACCACTCCCGGCCACGCCACGTCTTGTGATGGAGACTCCTTACTACGAGATCGTGCGGCAGCTTGGCGAGGTTGACACGGCCACGAAACTCTCGGGATTGCCGGAACTAGGGTACCTGATGGTTGCAGCAGGGCGACAGGCTGCAGAGATCAATGCCGCACTGCAGGTTGATTCCGGTGCGGGGTACGTTGAGGGCGGGACGCTGGATTTTTGCCCCTGCGCGGTCCTAGACGGAGCTATTGGCCACCTCGACACGACGGCCACGCTCAAGGACGGCGTTGACCTTGACGAGTTTGTGGCCGGAAGTCTGGCCCAGATTGATGACGAGATCGTCGTCATCGAGTCTATTACGGACGGCGTGGCTACGATCAGGCGTGGATGCCTTGATACCGTGCCAGCCGCTCACGCAGATGGCGCGTCGGTCATCATCTGGGACGGCTACACGTCCGGCGACGATATTGAGTATGTCGTCAGTGACGAGGTGGACGTGAAACTGCTGACGATCACGGGCCAAGGGCCGCTGGCCATAGCAGATGCCCCGGTTGACTCGGTGGCTATGGATCAGAGGGCGCTGCGGCCATACCCTCCCGCAAATGTCCAGATAGGCGGCGAGTATTACCCGTCACTCGTCGTTGCGGACGATCTCGTCGGCGTCGTCGTGACATGGGCGCACCGGGACAGACTGCAGCAAACAGGCGGAACTGTCCTGGGGTGGACAGACGCGAGTGTTGGCCCAGAGGATGGCGTGACGTATTCTACGAGGCTCGTTCGTACAGACACGGAGGCCGAGCTGGATTCGTCCACTGCTATCAGTGGCGCGACGGTCACATTCACGCCGTCGTATCGCGGCGTGGTTCGGCTGGAAGTATGGTCTGTGCGTGGCGGGTTAGCGAGTTTTCAGATTTTCTCGCATGTCTTCAATTACGCTTCCCTACTGCCCGTGTACCATGGCGCATCGCAGGTATATCACGGAACAAACGAGGTTTACCATGAAATTTGAACCACTACTTGACGGGTTTGGCGGGTCACAATTTGCAGTTGCGCCAGACTCTATCGCCATGACCGAGGTTGTAGGGACATTGACCGGAACGACGCCGGACCTTGACCCGGATGACCCTGATGTTGGGTCGATAGCTTTATGGACACTGACAGGAAACTCGACGCCAGTGGACACGCTCACGGACGGCCAGTCAATGACGCTCATGATCGACGATGGTAATGCGTACAGTATCACCTGGCCGACGATGACGTGGGTCGGTGGTTCTGCGCCGACGCTGGCGACGACAGGATATACTGTTATCGTGCTCTGGAAAGTCGGGACGAGCCTGCGCGGGATGCTGGCCGGGAGCGTCGCATGAAACTGGCGAAGCGGCTGATGATGCGCCAGCAGGCTGGTGGCGACCCGTACTGGGATGATGTTGTCCTGTGCATCAATGCGCAGGGCAATGACGGGTCAACGACTATCACCGACGAGAAAGGGGCGACGATAACCAGATATGGAAATACGCAGGTTGACGACTCCCTTGGCTATCCGACGATACTTTTTGACGGATCAGGCGATTATTTCACATTGCCTACAGGGGCGAATTTTAACTTCGGGACTTCGGACTTTACAATTGAATTTTTTGTAAGAATACCCAGCGGAACAACACAGCGGGACATTATCAGTAAATTCGTCACGTGGGCAACAAATGTTGATTTCAGAATATACACGTCGACAACTTCGCGCAAGATGTCATTTTTTGCGGGTGATAGCGTCCCTATCGCTATACAGTCTGACAACGCACTGCCTGCCGACACTATGACACATGTCGCAATTTGCAGAGAGTCTGGGGTGACTCGGATGTTTATAGACGGCTCGCAACAGGCCGGAACGCACAGCGGTTCGGTCAACATTCCAAACGACAAGACGACGTTGACGGTTGGATATGGCACAGGTGGTCAATATATGCTCGGACATATTCGTGCCATCAGGATCACGGCGGCGGCCCGATATTCGAGTTCATTTGCTCCGCCTGATGTCCCATTCCCGACATCGTGAGGTGCCACATGCCCATCACCCCATCGTCCATCCTCCCCCATCGTGGTCCCTGCCAACGCTATAGGAGACAACTATGATCCGTAAAATAATTGAAGGCACCCCGGCCCCGGCCAACCTGCGGGCTGACTTTCCCAACACATCGTTTCCGGCGGACCTCGCGTCAGCCGTCCTCCCCGATGGCTACGTCTGGGTCGCAACATCCCCCTCCCCTGAGTGCGGGCCGTATGAGCGCGTCGAGCAGGTTGGCCCCGTACAGATCGACGGCTCCTGGGTGCAGGGCTGGCAGGTCGTGCCGTGGACACAGGAGGAAATCCAGGCCCACCTTGTCGCTGTGATCCAACAGCACCTCGACGAAACGGCGCAGTCCAGGGCCTACGACGGCATCCTCTCGCTCTGCACCTACGCGACCAGCCC